CATCCGAGTTAACAGATCCACCACTAGAAAACATTAATGATTTTTTAGGATACCCTAGTTTGTCATTATCAATCTTCATCCATTTAATCCAATCATCTAAGATGTAAAGCATACGTTCATAAGTGATCATATGACCTTCCTTTCTCTTGGTGCTTCAACTGGGTCAAGATAAACCTTCTGGTTAAGGTAAGTAGATGGATGCTCGATATAACCATCTTTCCATTTCTTACAGTTCTTATAAACATTTAAATGATTTATAACCACATCAAGTTTATTATCCAGTTGTTGTTTCTTCCAGATCTTCCAGCAATATTCTTTTTTTACTTTGTTTGGATATAACTTCCAGAACTCTTCAAAGTTATTTGAGTATTCGACCAATATATTATTATGGGTATTGGGTAATGGGTTATGGGTAATGGGTAGCATACCGTTCGCATTGCGTTCGGATTGCGTTCGCATAGAACCTTTATTCCATCTTGCTTCTGCACTCTTCCTTGCTGATTCAGATTTACGATAAACTGATTCGAGTTCCTCATCAATTCGAGTGTGATGCCATTTATCTTCAAACTTAGTAAAAAATAAACTTAACAATAAACTTATTTCATCTTCAGTTGCTTGAACTTTCATTGCTAACAATGGAATATTATCTGGCAATGGTTGCTCTTGGTCGTAGTATAACCACATCAGTTCGAGGTATTGTGATCTTGATCTGTGGTCTAAAAAACTGGTGTCCTTTTTAAAGTCACCAATGTGGTGCTGATAGAATTGCATTATATCTCCCTAAAATATTGCTTCACCAACCTTATTTATTAGATCTTGAATTGTTGGTGGTTTAACTTTAATTAATTTGGTGTTAGGTCTACAGGTCATAAATTGAACTGCGTTATCTCTGTCATAAAATCTAAACAGTAAATAATCATCCTCCCATACCTCATACTTAAATAGCATCGATTTTGTCCTTAATCTGATACTGCCTAAGTTCTGGTATTACACCACCCTTACTTCTCCAAAGACTAACTGCTTGCTGAGATATGCCTAGTGCATTGGCAACCTCGTAGTCGTTCTTCAGGTTCAGTTGTTTCTTTACATCATCAAGCGTCATGATTCCTCCATAAAATTACACATCCTGACATCATAACAAAAACAAGTTAAATTGTGCAAGATAAAAATAAATAAAAATAATTTACAAGTTTGCTTGTATTTTATAAAAAAGTGTGTATCATTCTATATATGGATGTTGTAGTTAGATCCTAATGTTGGTTCAAGTGTCAACTAAAAATCACTTGAGGGACTCAAAGATCCTGCCATAGCAGGTTAGACGGAAACCCAAACACCAAGATACTTATCTGAGGATGTATGTCCTCACTGACGAGTTAAAAATAACGAAATAAGGAGATCAATATGAAAGCAACACACTACGGTGAATGTCAAATTTGTGGCAGAAAAATGAAAGCACCATACGGAGAACTATCAAATCATGGTTACACAATTGAAAATGGTTACTTTAATGGTTCTTGTCATGGTTCACATGAGTTACCTTTTGAAAAAGATAGATCAGTTCTTGGTAATGTTATTGAAGATTATTCTAAGTTTATCGATAACAAAGAACAATATATGCAAGACGTAGCAAGTGGCAAACAAAAATACAAAGTTCCAGTTCATGTTCAAGTAGGTTACAGCAGTCCTAAAAAAATATGGGTTGATTTTGTATCAGTTAGAAATGAATCTTATGCTTGGGACGAAGATAAAACTTTTGAGGTTTTTTTAATTAACCCAAAAGAAATACAAGGTGAACTTTGGAGATTCAATAGAAAGTATAGTTTGAATGACGATGGACTGATTCAGTATGTAAATAACGAAGATGATTACTACACTGGAAAAGAAAGATACCGACTAAAGTTAAGTTATGAACTCAACAACTATAAAAATTTGTTGACTGAATTACGTAACAGATACAACAGTTGGGAAATTAAAGAGTTAGATCCTGTTGCTTAGGGTCTAACTTTATTTTCAAAAAAGGAGATTATGGTGAATAACAACAATTATGAATGTTATCTTTGTGGTAAAACAAACGAAAACAAACTTTTTATTAAAATGTTTGGATATGTTATTTTTCAAGACAAAAATAAAGCAGATGAGTTTGTCGAAAAAAATTATAAAAATGCAACTGTTAGACTTAGTGGCATAAAAGCAACAAAAGATAAATGGTTTGAAACTTTTTACAATAATGACAGTGTTATAACTTTTATTTAAGGGAGATCGATATGGCAACAAAACTTACAAAACCAGTAACAAGAGAAACTAACGTGACAGTGTTTGATAAAGGTAACAGAGAAATCATCGTAACTTTACAAGGTGATTGTATTGTGTTTAAATTGAAAGGATTGCGATCCACTTACGAGTTGGAGTTGGGAGAAGCGTTCTGGATTGCATTTAAAAAACGTAACAAAATTTAAGGAGATCAATGTGAAAACAAATTACATTTTAAGAAAAAATAATGAAGTAACACAAATACTTCGAGATAATAAGGATCGTGTAGCAATGCACGATCTTATTAAATACATATTAACTTGTGCAGTTCACTGCCCACGCTTATTAAAAGGATTAACAGTTTATAAGCAAGAGGTAGATTCTGATGGTAATGAAGTATGGTGTGAACCATTCATGCAGTTTTGTTCGCCACAAGTTGTTCAGTTTTTATCTCAATTTAATGATTGGGATAAAATAGAATCGCCAGAGGAGATCGTATATGAAAATGCAAGATCTAATCAAGTTTAATGACTATTATAAAGTCTATGACAGTAAACAGGATCTTGCAGGTTACATGGTATGGATCAATGGTTACAAATTTATTAACAAGGTTGACTGGGACACGCTCCCAGTTGACCAACTTTATTCAAAATATAAGGGAGAAGATAATGGATAGAGATAGTTGGTTACAAGATTACGATCAATATTTAGATGAACAACAACAACTGCAAGATCAACAAGAGCGAGAGCAATACGAAGCAGAACTTGCAATTGAAAAATACAAACTGGAGAAGCACAATGGCAGATGATATGAGAAATAGATTAATTAAAGAAATGCTCAAGCGTTTCGAGTTCGAGTGGAAGGATGCACTTTGGCAACATAAACAAAGTGGTGAGTGGTTAATGAAGCACAAGTATGTAGAAATTGTTGGTGCTAAATTAGGTGTTCAGTATTCTTTTCAAGTAGTCGAATGTAATTCAGAGCAAGGTAACATGGTTGTTATTTGCACTGCTAAGAGTGGTGACAAAACTGTTCAGACATTTGGTGAAGCAAATACTAAGAACAATAAAACCAGTTACCCTATGGCAATGGCAGAGAAGCGTGCATATGACCGAGCAGTTCTTAAAGTTGTAGGTCTGCATGGGTTTATCTATTCAGAGACTGAGTTCGATGATTGATATTAACGACTTACTGAACAGGTTACAAAAGGTTCGGAAGATTGGAACAGATGAGTGGGTAGCAAGTTCACCCACTCGATCTGACCGAACACCAAGTTTATTCATTAAATATGATACTAATGGTAATATCTTATTACATGACTTTGGTGGATCTTCTGTTGATGAAATCTGTAATGCTATTGGTATTGAGTTGTCTGATCTTTTTCCAGACGATGGCAAAGAATATAAACCACAACGTTTTAATGCACACAATGTTTTAGTGGCAATGAGACAAGAGGTTTTAATTGTTGCTTTATGTGCAGTTGATATTGTTGCTGGCAAAAATATTACTGAGGAAGATAAAGATCGAGTATTATTAGCATCACAACGTTTAAAAGAGGTATACGAGTTATGTCTAGGTTAGAAAAAGGTGCTAAGGCACTGGATGACAATCGATTAAAGAGATTGATCATTCAAGATTCTGATTTTGACAATTACTTAAACGAGAGGGACGGAGACGAGCATATTGAATTAAAATCACCAGATTATTTTATCAATGATGTATTAGAATACTTTGCTAACGGTGGAGCATTGCAAGGTGACAAAGTTGGTTTTGAAAAAATTGATAATCGTTTTAGACTTGGTGAAGGTCAGGTAACTATCTGGCAGGGAATCAATGGTCATGGTAAAAGTCTTTTTCTTGGACAAGTATTTCAAAATCTTATGGCACAAGGCAAGAAGGTTTGTATTGTGTCACCAGAAATGTCACCAGTATCTTTAATTGCTAGGATGACAAGACAGTGTTTTAAATCAGAGTTTCCTGAACCTGAAAAGATTAAAGAATGGTGTGAGCGTGCAGTTGGTAAACTTTGGATTTATGATTTTCAAAACACTGTGACTGAGGATCGTCTTATGAGTTTATTGTTTTTTGCTAGTGAGAAATTAGGCATTGAGCATATACTTATAGATTCTCTTATGAAGGTGCAATCTATCGCAGAGGACGATTACAACGGTCAAAAGTCGTTTGTTAATAAACTTAGCATGATTGCAAGACAAACAAAATGTCATTTACATTTAGTTGCTCATAGTCGTAAAGGTGCAACAGAGGACGATAAACCTGACAAAATGTCTGTGTTAGGTTCTAGTTCAATAACGAACCTTTGTGACAATTGCATCGCTGTCTGGAGGAATAAACCTAAAGAGAGAATTGATCCATTGCAAATGACAGCAGATGAGGAAAGGATGTTTGATGCACATATTATTATTCAAAAAAACAGACATGGGGACGGAGAAGGTGAGTATGGTCTCTTCTTCGATTCATCAACACAACTTTATAGGGATCGATATGAGCGATAATTGGAAAGATAAAAGTATGAAAGAAATTCTTATGTGGATGAAAAAAGAATTTGGAAACGACATTAATTACAGAGTAAAATTATCTGATGGTCGTATTTTTAAATCACTTAATTGGGATGCAAAAAATAAATATGTTAAATTTCAAAATGAACAAAAACAATTTAGAAAACTTAATAAGTAAATTAAGGGATCTAGATGCAACACAAATGTGGGAGGTAATTGTGAGAAAACCTAAAAGCATTAGAAGCATGGATCAAAATGAGTATTACTGGGAAATGCTAACTGCAATGGGAGATTTCTTTGGTTATGATAAAAACGATATGCACAAACTAATGGCATATAAATTTTTGTTTGAAATGAAAGAAATCAAAAATGAAAGTGTTGCGTTTATTCGTAGCACCTCAGATTTAAATACTAAAGAGTTTAATGAGTATTTAGATAATATTAAATTCTGGGCAGGACAATACGGATTTAATTTTGAAAAAGATTGAAAAAGAATGGATTGATAAACTGGTAGAGTTTGGTTGTGTCGTGTGTCGTAAACACTACGATGCAATCACTCCACCATGTATCCATCACATCAGAGAAGGCATGGGCAAATCTCAACGTAACAATTGGGACAATTGCTTACCCTTGTGCCATGAACATCATCAAGGTAATGATGGTTTTCATTCAGGGAAGAAGACGTGGATAAATAAATATGGCACTGAATATGAACTACTAAAGTGGTTAAAAGCGAGGTTGTAATGTTTGAATTTGTATTAGTTGTATATTTATTTAATGATTATAAGAACCCAGAGTATGTGGGACATTTTACAAATTGTGCTGAAGCAAACAAGTATCAACAAGAGCATTACCCAATGCACCAATCATCAATTTGTTTAATGGAAGATTATATTTATTTACCAAAAGGTTTGATAAAGAAGGAGATAAAATAATGGGAAAAGGAAGTAGTCCACGACCAATACCAGATCGAAAAAAATTTGAAGAAAATTTTGATCGTATATTTGGCAAGAAAAAAGATGATAAAAATAAAAAGTAAATATAAAGTTATACAACTTGTTAATGGTGAATACCAAGACTGGTTGTTAAAAAAACACTATGCAAAAAGAACTTGCAGTGTGTCTTATGCTTTTGGTTTAGTTAACAATGAGAAAATTGTTGGAGTTATTACATTTGGATCTCCACCTAATCGTATGTATAACGATGGGTTTTGTATCTTCAACGATTTAAAAGTAAAAACTTTAGAACTGAACAGACTTGTTCTTAACTCAGGACTAGAGAAAAACTTATTGAGTTATTTCGTCAGTAATGCAATAAAATTGTTACCTAGACCAACTGCATTAGTATCTTATGCAGATCCAAATCAAAATCATCATGGGTATATCTATCAAGCAACAAACTGGATATACACAGGTGTAAGCACACCTAAGCATCGTTATGTTTTTGAGGACGGATCTACATTTGATATTAGACGTGGAATAGATAATAAAGGTGAAGTGGTTAACAAAGAAAAAATACTTCCAACTTATCGATATATTTATTTACATGGTAATCGAACTGAAAAGAAAAATATGCTTAATCATATGAAGTTACCTATTAGAGAATATCCTAAAGGTGATAATCAGCGTTACCAATGCATAGATATTGATATGGGTTATCAGGAAGGTTTATTTTAATGGCAACATCACCAACACAATTAACATTAAAAAAACTACGAAGTGATGGTTACAATACTGTTCAAGTTTGTGAACATTACAACTTTTTTGCAAAAGTTCGTGTAGATTTATTTAATTTTATAGACGTTTTAGCGATCTCTGATAATGGGGAAGTATTAGCAGTTCAATGCACCTCCAAAAGTAACATCAGCAGTCGTATAAACAAGATAGCAAACAATAAAAACATAGGTGCTATTCGTAAGGCAGGTTGGACAATTCAAGTCTGGGGATGGTTTAAAAATAAAAGCAATAGATGGGAGTGCAAAATTGAAGACGTATCATAACGATGAACATATCTTTACAGACAAACATGGCAACAAAGTAAAAAGATTGCAGTTGGTAAATAAAATTTTACAATGCATTGGAAATAAGAAAAAATGTTGTAAACAAATTTCTAATGAAATTGGTTTTGAATATCAAACAGTTCGCAACATATTAAGAAGATTAATTGGTGCAAACATATTAGATTCAACACCTACTAAAAGTTATACTTACTATCATAAATTAGATAAAACTTGTTTGCTTGCTGAGATGTTTTATGGCAAAGAAAAAATACTAAAGAACTTTAAAATTAAAGATGTTCAACAACATAATGTTGAAGATACTAAATTTATAAGTTATGATTCTAAATTACATGGAGTTGTTTATAATAACTCTAGTATGTCAACATGGGAGAATGAATGATGGAACAAAGAACAGAAGAGTGGTTACAAGCACGAGTTGGTCATATTACTGGATCAAGGATGGCAGACGTAATTGCAAAAATTAAAACTGGTGAAGCACAATCCAGATCAAATTATAAGTTGCAATTGGTGACAGAAAGACTTACAAATCAACCAGTGCAAACATATTTTAATAACATAATGCAACAAGGTATTGATCGTGAACCTGATGCACGTATGTTATACGAACTCGAAAAGAAAATTGATGTTGAAGAGGTTGGATTTCTTAAACATTCAGATATTTCTTTGAGTGGTGTTAGTGTTGATGGTTTAGTGGGAGATGATGGAATTATTGAAATCAAATGTCCACTAGAAACTACTCATACTAATACTTTAATGAAGAAACAAGCACCGTCAAAATACATACCCCAGATGCAATGGGGACTTTGTGTAACAAAGCGTAAGTTTTGTGACTTTGTTTCTTATAACCCTTCGTTTCCAAAAGACTTGCAGTTGTATATTGTTCGTGTTGAGAGGGATGATGATTACATTAAGATGCTGGAAACTGAAGTAATAAAGTTCAATGATGAGATTGAACAAATGTTAAATTCTATTAAGGAGAAGTAAATGGAAAGATATAAAGAAGTTGGATCTTTTACCTTAGGTAAAAACACTTATAAACAAGAAGGTGATAAAACTCCAGACTATACTGGAACAATCACTATGGAAGATGGTAGTGAACAAAGACTTGGTGCATGGTTACAAACCAATGGAAAAACAGGTGAAAAGTTTTTTAGTGGAAAAATAACTATTGATACTGAATCATCATCTCAATTAAATAGTGAGGTTGTCAGTGAAGTCGAAGACATCCCATTTTAATGTTGTTAGATATATTCCAAAAGAAAATATAATTTACTTGCCAGATCATGCATCTTCTTTTGTTAGAAACACAAAAGGTAAAGCAAAAGTAATTTTAGATTTTTATTGGGTTAGAAACAACGGTAAGAAATACAAAAAACTAATAGGGGAATTATGAGTTCCCCTATTTTTTTTATTAACAATAATTACTTATTGCATACGTACATTGTTACTTCAAAACCGAAACGCATTTCAGTTGCTGATGGTGTTGTCCACATAGTAGATCTCCTTTCTATTAGATTTCTATGTGATTATATAATGTAATACATGTAATACATAACATGAGGGATTAGTTTATGCTAAAGAAAATAATGAAAATTGTAGTTCTATTTATCTTTTTAATACTGATTACTGGGATCAGTTTAAATGCTTACATTACAATGAGGATTACTCCAAAAGATTTAATATGCCATAAAGGAAAACTTTTGATGCAAATTGATCCTGAGCGAGCAATCTACACAAAAGCAAAAGATGTTGTATGTGAAGTGCTTGATGGAAATTTGGTTATCAATAATGAATAACTTTGATAAACGATTGCCAGAAGGCGAACAGATTGAACAATTAGCGTTAGATCGCATTCGTAAGTATTACCCTAAAGCATATAAAAAAGAAGGTAACTTTCCTTACTACGACATTTATGTTCCAGAGATTGAATCTAGTGTTGAAGTAAAGTCTTGTCCTAGATGTCATGAATATAAGTATGTAATTATAGAGTTTGAAATGAATGGTAAGCAGACTGCGCTGTGCGTTAGTCGTGCAGACTTCTGGTTAATCTGGGATGGTAAAAAGTTTCACTCTTTGAGAAAAGGTGATATATTACATTGTATATTTGTTAATATTAACAAAATAAAATATTGGGATGGTGCAATGGATAGTGATAGCAGTCCAAAGAAAGCGTGGTTAATACCTCCTAATTTACTTTTTAACTATGGCAAGGAGTTCATATGAGCGATCCAATAAACCCAGACCACTATAAAAGAGGTGGTTTAGAAACAATAGAAATAATGAAAACAAAACTTACTCCAGAAGAATTTAGAGGTAAGTGTAAAGGTGACCAATACAAATATCTTGATCGAAGAGGTTATAAGGTCGAAAAAGATGTTGATGAAGAAACTTGGTTAAGAAATTGCATACAAGAATGTGACAAACAAAATTGGTATTGCAATGCTGAAAAACAATCTTATCAAGATAGACTTAATCAAATACTTGAACAAAAAGTAAGAAGAAATGGATCTCTAGTAATTGATGAGGATTGGATAGAAGATTCATTGCATGACGAAAATTAAGTTACAAGGTAAGGTTTGTCACGTATGTGGCAGTCCAGCAAAGTTTTATCACCGAGAACATAACAAATGGTGGTGTGGGATAGATTTCTATAAATTGGAAGGGTTATGCAAGAATGCAAAATAGAAAATTAATTATTAACGGTGATCATTTTACAGTAAATTGTTTTAAAGAAAGTGATGGGTCTGTGAGGATAGAGATTAGTCACGATATTACTGGCAAACATTTTAAAATGTTTCCAGACAACAGAATCAACATTAATGAGTGTTGATATGAAAGGAGTCAGATATGCTGGCAGATTTAGTTTGGTGGGAAAAGGTCTTGGTTGTGAGTTTTACTACGCTCATAGTCACGTTTCTTTGAATCCCAGATTAGTTGTAAGTAGTATTTGATTTTATTTGTTCTCTCCAAGTCTTTAAGTTTGTCTAGGAAGTCTATTCTTTTAGAGTAAGATTTCTTAGATAGACTTAATGCTTCACAATAAAGCATCCATTCTTTACTATAATTATCTACTTGGTTACCGTCAGGTAATGTCTTAATCGTCATGTTTGGGTATGTCTGCATAAATAGAGTCTACTATAATCTCTATGCTTGCACCACTATCAAGATAAATTGTCATCGTATCTTCACCGTAGGTTAAGACAATTTCTTCGATTGTGCATCCAGTCATGTGTTCTGCAATTTCTGTGATGTTCATAATTTTTACCTTATGCTGACAATTGATTCTGATTTTCTTTTTTCTTTGATCCCCTTGTTGCTTCTTGCCCACGATCCACATGACATACACCTATATTGTTGGAAAACTTGAGTGTTCGTTTTTTTAAAACCACGTTTATTAATATGAGAACTGCCACAAGTAGGGCATACATTAACTTCTGAATATTCATTATGATTAATATACCCTCCCAACCATGCTTCTAGTTTAGTGTAAAGTTTTTCTAATAATAAAGTATCTTGTTCGTTATACTCTTGCATCAACCTTCTTGCTTCTGGATTCTTTTTCTCGACATCATTCCATAGATCCATACCTGAATGTTTTATCTTTGAACCTATGCCTAACTCTTGTGCTACGTTATCTAATTTATTAGATATAAATCTAAAGTTTCTTTTAATTACTCGAAGCAAGTCAATTTGCCTATAGGGACTTGGTGGTGGCATTCCTAATAATAAGAACGATCTATTAATCTCTTTGCAATCAAATGCCTGACCATTGTAATGCACGACTGCATCTGCTTCATCTAATAAATTCCAGATATGCTTTACCATCTGTTTATGAGTAGATGTCCAATCTGAATCAAATATTATTTCTGGACTATCTTTCCATTTAGCAGACCAACATATCATCTTTCCACGACTGATGATTTGATTTAATCCAGCATTAATATTCCATATTCCCCATGTGGAAATAACAGATGCTTTGGTTTCTATATCAATAAATAAAATTTTCAAATGGTCTTGCTCCATTCTTATCAATGATTAATGCACTGTTTCGTGGATTATCTTTGACAAATGATAAGTGAACCCATCTACCAAATTCTAAAATTACTTGATCGTAGTTAATTTTTGAAGTGTGCTTAATAATTTCTTCCACCACGCTACGAGGGTTACCAAAGTTTGGTGCAATAAAGTCCACAGCGTTGCCAGTAATGTGCTGGGAAGATCTCTTACTTCCCAAATGATCATTAAGAACATTACAACGGAAACCACTACTAATAAGCATAGGACAACGTAATATACTTCTAACATCTTCTAATCTCCCTGAAAGAAATTTTAAATTATCAATAACTTCAACTGTAGGTGTATTGTCAATACCTAAACGCACTGCTATTTCAGAATGCGTTAATTCTTCTAATGTAAAATTAAGACTTAAATTCATTTAGTTAAACCCTTGCTTTTTTCCCAAGATCTTAATCCTGCCATACCGAGAAGTGCAAATGTTAGTTCCATTAAAACATCAGTTTGCAACAAGGGCAACACTGTATTATTACCCATAATCACTAATATCCATTGCAAAATAGGTTGTAATAAAAATATCCATGCAAAAGATAAACTTGCTACCCAACCTAAACATGGTCTCCATCCAGCAATAAAAATAGATCGATGTTGTGCTTCTGTTTTATTAATGTCTATTTGACCAAGATTAATTTCATGTGATTGTTTTTCTGCTAGAGTTGCAATCTCATGTGCTAATTTATTCTTTTGATCTTTGTCTTCTATAAACTTGTCTAATAAACTTGCAACTGGTGCTATTAATGCTGTCCACATATTAATCCTTATATTTCGTTTTCATCAAAACCAAACGCATCTGCTATTTGTTTTCTTACGGAATCAAAATTTTTATCATGTCGTATATAAGATGTGCCGTGCATATGATTACACATATGTATCATCTCGTGAATCATTGACTTAATAAGTGATGTTAAAAACCGATGTCGTTCAGGGCATATACCAATAGTATCTGGGTCAGGTGTATAAGATGCCATTACCTTGTCTTCAACAGGTAGTAATTCAAACCCTACCTCATCACTTGGTGGATACCCAATCTGTCTCATTACAGGCATTTGTTGAAGCATCTCATATACTGCTTTAATAACTGATACATCTATTTTCATTCCATAATATCTTTTCATTACATAATATTATCTAATAGTTTATCAATACCTGCCATTATCTTTTCTATAATTGCAGTGAGTGCAAAGAAGAAATAAAAGAAGAAGAACAGAACTGGGACAACAAACAGTTTAAATAAACAATATATGATATCGTATACTATGCTCACTTATCCATCCAGTGACCAGCAATAAAACCTACAATTGCTATAAATACTCCAAATAACCACATTGCAACTTTTCTGCCACCTTTAAACTCATCTAATGTGCTTTTAATGTCATCGATAGATTTATCCATTTTGTCTACTTTAACCATAATATGGTCTATGTCTTTTTTCATATGGTCAATCTCTGCTGAGTGAACTGCTACTGCTTCTTGAAACTTTTCCATCAGAATCCTTTCTGTTCGGTGCGTTGTATAAGTTTATTGGAGGTAAATATAATAAATTCCACACTATCTGATACCTGTTCTATTAGGAACTGGATTTTCAAATACCATTTGTTGAGTATTAACTCCATATTGACCTGCTGTTGTTCCAGTAACAAATGGGTTAATAGATGCATTTCTTGATCTTATAATTAAATCAGAAACTGCGTTATATGCTTTTTGTGGATTAGAATCATTAAGACTATTAAATATTTTTAATATTTCTTTTTTATTAAATGTAGACAAATAAGACACAACCTCTGCATTAATTCTTTCTATTTGTCTTTCATCAACGTCTCTTGCACTTCTGTTTAAGAATCCAGCAATTTTCCCCATTAAATCAGTATTAGATGAATATTGTGTTTCAAAAACTTGTCTTAATTTTTCTTGACGAGGTTGAGTTTGTGAACCTTGCATTGCACGATATGTGTTATACATATCTGATTCTATTTTAATGTTTTTAACAAACTCAGAAAAACCTTTTTGACCTGCTCTAGTATCTCCAAATGTTGCACGAATTAATCTAAGTTTTGATGGATCAGTAATAAAGTATCTTGTGAAGTCTTTACCTGTTAACACTTCTTCACCTTGTTGCATCATTCCACCTAGTTTATCAATAATACCTCTGACTGCACCAGACCTAAATGCTTCTTTTTCTGCTTCAGACATACTATTAATTAACATAGTAATATTCTCTGCATGGTTAGGATTGTTTGTATACAACTGATCAGATCTTATAGAAAATAAATTTTGACCTTTAATATAAGCATCTTCTGTTCCTTTTAATCCTGCATAAAAGTTTCTAGCATTTTTATATTGTGGATTACTTGCATCAAACATTTGCAAGAATGCATTTTTAGAATCAAGATAAGATCTTAAAATATTACCTTTATAACCTTCTTGGTTAATATAAGATTCAATTGCATCGTCTAAACCCATTTTCATGTTATGTAAAAACTCTGTTGGAATTTGTTTTAACTCTGTTTCCTGAACAACGTTTTTACCTTTAACTTTAACAGTTTTTGTAACATAAACTTTTCCATCAGGTTTTAATGTGTATTTAAGAAAGTCTTTACCAACTCCACTGTAAGATTGAGTTTTTGCTAAATAGTTTGCTTTTTGAAATGCTTCTTGAAACTGTGGTGTTTTAAATAAATCTTCCATAGATATTTTTTCACCATTTACAGTGTGTTTGAAGTTTGGATTAACATTAATTTCAAATGCACGTTTGTAGTTAGCAGAACCTATTTGAGATTTTACTGCTTTTATTGCATTAATCTCACTAAATATTTCTCCAGTTCTACCAAATGCTTGTTTTGTATCAGTTTGCAATCTTTGCATTTGACCTTTACGTCTATTGTCAAACCATTTTTTAGACATACCTATTTCAGCAGAAGGAAGTTGTCTAAATACGTCTAATAAACTTCTAGTTTCATCGTCAAGATCAGCAAGAGCAAATGGTTTGTTTGATCCTTTTTCTGAAAATAATTGTTTTGCTCGATCCAGTTGGTCAATGGTAAATTGCTTGCCTGTTGATCTATTTA